AATCAGCCTCTATGCGAAGGAATATTCTATCAATGATACCTTGTAATGGCTCGAAGTGAGTGAACCACCATGATACTACTAAAGGTGTAAGATATCCTATCATGTTGCTAAGGTAATAAAAAAAAAGGGAGTTTTAGCTCCCCTTTATTAAATAATTAAATACTTTATCATAGAACTTGCCTGTAACTTCATGTCCATGCATGAATCTGTACATTTGGAACTTATCCACTCCAACATCTTCAGCTAAGTGAATGATCTTGTATCTCCTGGATATCTTGTCAAATAGTTCAGTTCTAATTGAGTCAGTGAATGTCTGACCATCTTTGATGTAGATAGTCTTAGAACGGGAAGCCATCATCCTCAGTTTGTGTGGTTTGAGCTCCTACTGGTTGAACCTTCCAAGCATCAAGAGTATTATAGTATCTACCATTGAACTCTTTGCCTCTGATGTTGAATGATACCTCTACCTCTTGACCTGGTTTATAAGGTGCAATAAGATCCATCTTATCATTGACTGTAGAGAATATGATATCTTGTGGATACTTATCTCCTGTTGTTACTACAAATTCTCTAACTGAGAACTTATCAGAGATCACTTTGATCTCATTGATGAGCTTAATAGCTCCTTTGATTGTTAAATCTGACATTGTTTATTATTTATTAAGGTGAATCGTATGTTAATGAGTCTAAGTTAAGTTCTATAATAGTATCCTCAAATATGTCATAATTTTCTGTATCTTGAGGTTTACATTCTTTAACTTCATTGCAACTCATTAATAAAAATACTAATAAGAATCTCATTTATTTATTGTTTAAGATATTTACATATTGTGAATAGTACTCTGAGCAGTGTATAAGTCTCTCCTTGATTAACTCCTCATATTGCTCATCTCTCTCATATCTAATCACTGTGATACGTTTAGCAGGATCAATGTGATTGACTTTGTGGATAGATAAGTTATCCCAATCAGTGAGTAAGTCATTAGGAGTATCATACATAGTATAGATGAGCTCAAATGATGATCTATCATATAACCACATGTAGGCTCTACCTTGCCACTCATAATCTGAGTTCTCTCCCTCATCAGGTGTAGCTGGAAAGGTCTCTAATGACCAGGAGCTCTTGATGTCTATGATTAGATCATCAAGAAGTATATCACAGCATCCTGTCATCAGTTCATTCTCTAATCTAAGCGTGTTCTTAGCGTACTTTGTGAACCTAACTGAGTTGAGTAAGTCAATGCCATCCTGCTCCCAGTCAGTACCTTTGATCATTGGTTTAGTTTTAATCTCTGAGCTGTATCCATAGAAGTCCTGCTTTGCTATCTTTCTAATCTCAGCCTTAGCTGTCTCAGATAATACCTCAGACTTACTCCTTGAGTTAGTCATGAGCTTCCCTAATTGTGATGGTCTCCACTTCATAGTTGTGGGATTTGTTTTTTAAACCCTAAATATATTTCATACATTGGTACGTATTCATTATGAATTACATCATGTCCAAATATTTTAGTTTGAATAATTTTGTCTTTTGGAACATCATAATCATAATGTTCTGCTATTGTTTTTAAATGATTAGTATTCATTACAAAACATAAATCACTTATATCTCTTGGCGTTATTTCGTAAAGATCTAAAAGTAATCTTTGACAAGTCTCTATTATATTATTTGCTGTCATAGCTGTGCCTCCTGTTCTTTAGTTAGATAGAACTTAGTTCTAAGCTCTTCAACTGAGAACTCATTAGCTGCTATCTTAGCAAGAGCTGCCTTGAAGCGAGTCTCAGAAAGTACTTCCTTCTTTGTCTCAGTTACTGGTTCTTTAGATGCTGCATTACCATCATCATCCACAGCCTGTAAGCTGAGGCAAGCCTGTAGTGTATATCTACGATAGTAAGAGATGGCACTACCCATCTGCTGAGGATTGACATTCTGAGGTAAGCTCATGCATGACTCAAGCATATCACCTGAGTCAATATCAATGATCTGAGTACATACTGCATTGTCATGGATAGGCTGTAGTAAGAGCAAGCCATTCTCAAGAAGCACAGGCTCAACCTCTGCCATGATAGCATTAAGATCAGCATACTTAGAGTGATGGCTCTGAGCATTCTTGATTATTTTACCTATTGTTAACTTAGCCCTGTGGACTTTCTGATGTAATGAGAGTTGAGTCTCATTAACCTCTCTGATTTTCTCAGAGGATGATTTTAAATCTGCCATATTTGTTATATTATTTTCATCAAAGTTAATTAAATTTTGCATATATAATAATAAAAGTTATTAACAATTATCTTTTAATTCATTATTTATACCTTCTACAGGACATTTATATTTCTTCCTAAGGTATTTCAACTTAACTTTGAACTTAGGGAATTTTAGTTTAATTCGCATAACTTTTCTATTTCTTGTTTAACATGTTCCCACCATTTAATCTGCCATGATACATCAAAATCTAAATTCAAAACTTCAAGAGTTTCAATATTTTCATTAACAAGTATTAATGCACATTCTTTAACTGAGTGCATATTAGCAAAGTATCCTGTTTCAGACTCATCAAATCTGACAGCATATTGATATTTTATAATAAGCTCTTTTGCTTTAAATTCAGGTGTCATACTACAAATTTTTGATACCATTCAACAAACTCATCAAATGTCCTAACAATGATGTAGACTCCTCCAGCTCTTTCAATAGCTGCTTGATACTCTTTCTGAACATCTGACTGTCTATCCTTTTCATACTTAATCTCTATCTTAACTGATCTCCCTTTAATAGTAGCAGAAATATCAGCAGTTCCTTTAGTTGATTGACCAGGAGTCCACTTACCTGGTAACTGTTTAGAGTGAGATAGTGTTCCTGTGCCTACTTGTATTTTTTTACCTTCTCTATATTGACCTTGTGAGGATATTCTCTCAGCTTGTCCTCCCATGTAAGTGATCCATGCAATGACACATTTAGTGAGTGAGTTAGCAGAGTTATCTTTCCAGTCAGTAAGTGGTATATAATTCTCAGGTATAGATGGATACTTATCTCTCTTATCCTCAATCTCTAATGCTCTGAGCATTGATTTGTTTATTTTATTCATTATCTATCTTATTAATCCATTTATTTATACTTACTCTTGACACATTCAATAACTCAGCTACTTGAGACTTATTAAGCTCTTTATTTGCTTTATATAATGACTTAAATTTATCAAACTTATTCTTATTTTTATCATTATACATGATTGACTTAAGATCAGACTTCTCCTGGCTTTCAATCTTAACCTTTTTACTCATGTTGATAAAGTAGTTAGATAACTTCTCAGCTCTCAACATAGATTCTTTAGTGATAGTAGCCATATAGCACTCTTGATTATTACTGTCATAAGACCAAAGAGCATTCAATAGCATTGCAAATCTTGGAATATAACTCTTTTGCTTTGGAAGCATTGACTTCATATATTCATTTTCAGCATCACTATTCTGCATCTCGCTAATGTTATTGAATATCCTAACCCATTCTGACTTAGCTAAAGGAGTCAATGTAGAGATAATAGGTTTAATATCATCATCATCACTATATTGCACCCATTCACGTTTAACAAGATCAAAGAACTTTTGTATATAGCTATCATACCAGTAGATTAAATCAACATCCATCTCATTATCATTATAGCTATCTACATATAAATTAGGGAAAGATATAAGCATCCTATCAGTAAATCCATTCTCTTTATTCTCATCTGTATTAAACTGATCAAATATAGTAGGCTGAATCCCTCCTAATACAGGGATATGTGGCTTATCAACAAATGAACTTTTAGCTGTTTTTCTGTTCATGCTTACAGCTTTACCACTCCAACATGATAACCAAAACTCAAGATCTGAACCTTGTCTATATTTATTCATATCCTTAAACCATCCTGCCAGCTCATCCTTGAACACTCCTACAGCATTTTTATTCTCTTCATGTAAATCAACAAGAGCCTCAAGAGTAATGTCATTAACTATAAATTGAGTCTTTTTAGGCTTTCTTACCTCCTCAGAATGTTCTTTATCCTTTTTATCTTTCTTATCATATTCAACCCACTTAGCATATTCTTTGATATATCTCTTGATATGTGTATTATTTATTATTTCTATAGGTCTGATAATCTGATTAATACTTGGAGTCTTACCTATACCTGCCTTACCTACTAATGAGATCCATAAATTACCATTCTCAATCCAGCCGTTTTTAAGCTCTACATTCAATGAGTTACCTACTATCACTGATAATAACCACATAAATGAACAGCCCATGTAATCTATAGATAATCCTAATGTTCTTGAGCTTTCTAATATATAATGCTGTATATTATCAGGAAAGATATCTATAGGGAAGGTTAGTTTATCTATATCTATTTTAGGCTTATCCTCTATCTCTATTTTAGGAACTCTCCTGGTACCATAACCCTTATTATAAAGCTCATTAGCTGCATCTTTAAAATTACCAAAGTGATGTTTATAGGCATATATAGCAAATGGAGTTAATAACTTCTCATTAGGATATAATGTTCCTGTACTAAATAGATACATACATCCACTATTTTTGTATATATATCCTGAGTGAGGTGATGATGCTCCATTCCTACGAATGATATATTTTTCAGATGTGTTCCTAACTATAGTAAAATCATCAGATATAATATCTAAGGTAGATACTTGATTATTATAATCATCCCATGGACTTATCTCATTCTCATTAACATGATATTCTTTTTTAGATGGTTTATCATTACTAACCTCATCAACATGATTATAAGTTTTAGAAATACTCCATAAAAGCTCTCTTTCATAGTCAGTAATATATTTGATGTCATGATATTCATTATCTCCATAAAAATTATTATACAGTATAAATTGACCTCCTTTACCTCTTGATTCAATGATAGCCTCTTTAGAATCTTTTAGCTTTGCTATTTTAGTATTAGTGCCTACATTTTTAGTTTTATAAATGATATGATATCCATCATTCATAGTCTTAGCTATAACGAATTTATAATCAAATTCTGAGATATTATCTCTAAGAAAATTAATATATTCATTCCACCAGGCTAATCTCTCAGGAAGAGATGGGAACACTTTAAGATCTACATCTATACATTCAATATCATTGACTCCAGTTCTACATCCGTATAGAGGACTATTCAATAAGTCTATTTCATGTGATGTCTTACATGGATTAGAAGTCCATCCTTTTTCAATGGGTTTCTTTGATGCTTCACAAGGGATAATACTATACCCTAAGCCTGATAATTTTTTAAGATAATCTTTTTTAATCATATTACTGTGTCATTAACTACTGTGTAAAAAAAAAATAGGGGGAAAGGACACAGTATAACCTTTTAAGTGGATGCCTCCGACAACCCCTTGAACAAAATTAAATATTATTATCATACATCAATACCTGCTTTATTAACATTATCAACAAAGTTATTAACTGTAAACTACTGTAAACTAAAAGTGTAAACTTTTTTAGGTCATTTTCTTAGTAATGATAAGGGTTTCAGAGGTTTTCAACTGTAAACTTTACACTTTTTTAAAAAATTACTTTTTTTTAATTAGCAAAAAATAAATTGACATACTCAACAACTGTAAACTTTACAGTAAAATTTATGTTATTTCATTGATTATAAGATAATTACAAACATTTTAGTTTACAGTTTAACTGTACACTGTTTACACTGGTTTACAGTAAACAAAAAAGCCCCCAAGAGGAGGCTTAAAAAATAATCATCATCAA